GAATATGGTACCTATGATGAAATTTCCCATTAGTATCTTACCCAGTTGTCAGTGTTCGTTTTCTTCTGTACTTTTACTTCTTGCTGTAAATATGCGTCAGGCATACACTTGAAGGTACCGTAGATATTGTAGTATTGTGCCGAGAGGTCTACGAAAGCTTGTTGGCAGGCTTTGTTGGATTCATACGTTCCCAGATACTTCCAGTCACCGTGCTCTGTTCCAGTAACAGTTGAGATTGACATGGACCACATGAGTAGTATATGCGGTATCATAATGTACTTAGTACCATCTTAGCCAGCATCATTCCGAAACCGATTAGCGAAATACTGGCGCAAAAAATAATAAAAACAAATGTAGTAATGAACATAATATTATCTGTCATATCAATTAGTTTTTCTTCTTCATTCAACCCAATTATAAGTCTTTTCAAAGATTTCTTCATCGCAGATATACAGTTCTCCATCAATACCTTGCATCAGGTAATCACCAGGCTTACCTTGCTTATAGTTACCTTCAAGTGTATTGACACGAAACTCTTCACCAATTTGTTTAGCATGAATAACAATAGGTCGTTTCATGCAACGATTCATTCCTCTTACTGATTCAAATGTATCAAATGTTTTCATTACGTAACCTCTCTATCTCAATTGCTGCTTCTTCTAACAAATCTGCAATACGATCTGGTCGACCTTCCTGTACAGACTTACGATCTACAATCTGCCTACGGATCTCAGCTCTCTTACGCAGCCTGTATACTATGTCGTCTTCGTTCATTATGCTGGTTCTAGTTCACGTATGCGTGCCGAAAGTTCTCGGCGCTGCCCGTCAATCCTAGCATTGGTTTCCTCATCAAAACAACCAGCTACTTCATCTAAATTAATGAGTGCGTTATACAACGTATCAAGTAATTCTTGGTCCACCATAGTAATCACTCCGTTTCTTCATTGTCTATATGCATATTATAGCATAGTTTGGAAGAAAAGTCAAGCAAAAGATGATCGTTAATCTAGTACGGGTTCTATACGTTTTGGTTGTTCAAAATTGGCATCGTTGCGAATTTCTAGTATAGTATGGGTGATCGTAAAAAATACGAAGAGGAGAGCGCAGGCTAGAATATTGCCTGCGCTTAGGGCGAACGTCATGCTAGAGAGAAATACTAAAAAATTAAGTAGAACAAGTTTGGTCATTATAAAATCTCACTTAGGTTATGTAGATTGCTTCTCTTTAGTTTGTACTACTTTGTATCAACATCTTGTTTACTATGCATTAGGTAATCATGGACCGAATCAAGATAATCAGATGCCGTAGTTAGTTTAGATTGTACCCAACCATCCAACTGCTTTTTATCATCCATAATTTTAACTAGACCGGTTGCCTGGTCAATCATTCTGTTTAATTGACCTTTAGCCATACTACCTTCATCATCAACTTCTTCGTTGGCAGTTTTGAGTGCTTGCTGTACTCTTGGATGATTAGATAGATTCTTTTTAATTTTTTCTAATGTACTTACTGCACCGGTCATATTACCACCGGCATATCTTTTATCTTTTACTACCCCAACAGCCATTTTAATGTCTTTGCTGGTAATAGCTTCTTCTAGTTCAGCTTCTTCAGTAGCATACCGTTTTTGTATTTTACTCATGGCTTGCATTTGACCTTTCATACGCTTCTCACGCGTATTAAGATCTGGAATAGCACTAACATACTTACCTGCATCTAAACTTTTTGATGCTCTTACACCAGCTTCTAAACCACTTTTTCCTGCTTTAGTGTGATAGCGAAGTAATGTACCGGTTTTTAATTCGTCTATTTGTTCTTGCTCTTCAGCTACCTTAGGTTTAGCAGTTTGACTTTTGAACCATTTTATGTCTCTATCCATTTGATCGTCAGGACTTACTCTTGCGCTGCCATCTGGGGCAGGTGTTGCCATTTTTGCGGCGGTTGCTGCTCGACGATCATCTCTTTGTGCTGGAGTTTCTGCTGCTCGTTTGGCGGCTGTTTTATCTCGCATAGCTTTTATGCTAGCGTCAGCGTCTTTTTCAAAATCGTATGAATTTATATCTTCTTTAGTCAAACGATCAACTGCTTTTGCAATACCTTTTTGACGTTTTTCACCACGCGCATAGTCATTTTTATGACCATGATACTCTTGGTCTCTGCCTGCCTCTTCAGCATCTTGTGCTGCTTTCTTAACATAAGAACCCAATGTAGACTTTTTCAGTTCATCGATCTGCTCAGCTTCACTAACCCCAGTATCTTTATCCGCACCTTGTAGCTTTTTCGCTCCGTAACTAAATGGGCCAGCCTCCTCACCCATTGCTTCCATCTTACCTAATTTGTCTTTGATTTTGTTGATATACGCTTGATGAACTTTTACCTTTTCGCTATCGCCTTCGCCTTTTGCAGCAATCGCGGAACGGGTATGTCTAGACATTGCGTCTCTTAGTTCTTGTTTAGTATCTCTGGCTTCATGTACACCTCGACCAAGATCTATTGATTTTTCGTGATGGTAGTCTGCTTTATCAGCGTGTTTATCTGCTGTAGCGCTTCTACCTTTTGATTCGTGCCATTGAGACAATTCATCGTGGTATTCGGACATATGAGCGTGGAATGATGCCATTTTACCGTTGGCATCTGCATCATTTGCCTTAGAAAGATGTTCTTCAGCCTTTGCATAATGGCCGGTTTCTTCTCTAATTTGCTTAAAATTTCTCATGCCGATCCCTGTAAATAACAATATTTATCGGTTTAGAATATTTAAAGATTATACAAGTTCTTCAAGGATGCCGAGGCATTCTGCTAATACAATACAAATGCCAGCTAACCAAACATTTCCTAGCATCAATACACCACCAGCAAATATACGAACAGCACTCTTACCTATACTGACCCAGAAGTGGCCTCGACTCGTATCCTTCGGTTGTATTTCCATTATGGTGTCTCCATGTTAGCTAAACTAGCGCCATTATTAAATGCTTCATTGATATCGGCACTAAGCATTTGTAATATGCCGTTATCCTGTATCGAAAATCTATCGTTGATTTCAGATATGATATGAACAAGCATAGCATGCTGAGCTAGATCAACCGCACCGCCAGGGTGTCGCATAGTCTCCCAAATTACCGAAGTACATTCTTTTGCTACAGACTGAGCAAACTGTTCCAGACATGATGTTGCTACCCATTTACCCGAAACATCTTTCATCAATTGATCCGATAACCTATCAATAGAACTCATAGCCAAAGATACCCCGAATCGTCTTTTTTGTCTGGAGCAGGTTCCGGTGCGATAGGTACAGTGTTCGCTGAAGGAGGCGTCTCATTGCTGTTAGCTTTAACAATAACTACTGACTCATTAGTATGGAATGTTCGCTTTGCGACACCGACCATATCATTAGAATTTGTCAATTGCAACTCCTAAAAGAAAAAGAACACTGAACCATTCTGCGAATGTAAAATTCTGCAATATAGTTAAAGTCCTAGGAAATCTTGCATTCAAAAAAGAATTTAGTTTCCACATAATAGTACTCATCAATCTAATCTCGAATCGACAATTACTTTGATGCCCAGTTTAGCTCGAAGAACTCTAGCAAATGCGTAAGCACCTTCTTCTTTGATATCGATGTTCTGTACATTGAGCTTACCTGGATTCCAAATTTGAATACCGCCACCGTATGCAGCCTTACCTTCGCCGATTGCTTTCAAATATCGAGCAACCTTGGATGTACCCGGTTTAACTGTAACCCAAGCAAATCCACACGACATACTGTCTCCGCCTAATCGGTCATACTCTTTTCGACTGGCTTCTTTGGCTGCTTCAAATGCTTGCACCACTGCTGCTTCAATTGTAGTTGTATCAAGTGTAGTCATATTATTTACCATAAAAGTTATAATCTTCATCTGTACCCATACCTGCAGAGCTCATTGCAGTATCAAAATCACCATCCATACTATCATCATACTCGTCGATGTCATCAATCATATCATTCATGTACATCATTTCTCGAACTTCATCTTCCGACAAATACTGCGCAAAGGCAGAGATAACCATATTCTTATCAAGCATACCATCGTCAATCATTTGCAGCAATTTTGCAGTATATTCTCTAGTCATCGTTTTCTCCTTGTCTATATTGTTTCATTATTATAGCACATATTGGAAGAAAAGTCAAGCAAAAAGATGTTATTAATCTGCTATCCAATCAATGGTGATTCTGATGCTTCCGGTAGGAGTCTGATTCTCATCCTCAATCATTGCTATAAGAGCAGCATTTTGCTCCGGATCGAAGGCATTAGCAATGTCCTCGTCCATTTTTTCCATATCATCATGTTCCATTCTGTATTCTTTTTGGAAAAGCCTAATTGTCATTACTTACCTCACATGTATTAGAATGATTTGTATATTTTGAACATTGTTTAGTTCTACACTCTGGGCATACTAGCGTATGCGTGCCATCATATGGTATCTGAAATGATGTACCATCTTGAACAAGTGTCATGTCTTTGTTGCATTCATAACACCAACACTTGTTTGCAATTATACGCTTACGCCACAGAGTCATCTTTAAATTCTCTTTTCTTTTTCTTAGGAAACTTAGTACACCATAGGCATTTACTAGATTTCGTATTGAAAAAATATAGATTAGTATCGAATCTAGTTTGACCGCATACTTTACATTTAAATATCTTTAGTTGCGGTTCTTTCATTCACCTACACTCATTAGATTAAGGTGCACGGTATAATTCCTTCAAATTCTTGCAGCTATCTTTATACTCTTGCGCTACATTAGATTTACGTTGAACAATTACACAGGGGTCAACCGCATCTTTCCTCGGGAATCCTACAGTTAGAAATAGTAATACCAGTATGGCAATAATCATAACTAACAGTAGTTCAAAGAAAGATAGCGGTCTCATTATGCAGCTACCGCAGGAAGATTCTTAACTTTAATGCTGCCCACATCAACCATCCAAATATCCCATTCTTTTCGTTTGATACGATTAACAGGAATATTATTAAAATGGCAAAACTTCCACGCCTCAAGGTAAAAAGAAAATTCTCTCATGTGCCACTCCTATTAAATAATTTTTTTATCAGCAATTAACTTCTCAAATGTTTCCCAAAGATCATCAAACTTAAGCGCATAGATTGCCTTTAAGCCAATCATAGAATTCATTCTGGCATCTGCATCCATATATTCCATTCGATTGCAAATAAGTTGAATATCGTCAACTACGCTCCAACAATTTAGAATTTTAGTTTCTAAATGGAATCTATCTAAAGGCGGCACTGTTAAAATTTCAGATGTCATACATCTCCTATAGCGGTTCCATTACTATGTTTATCTCTAATAGTTTCTACATCTTGCTCAAATTTTAATTCTTGAATGGTCTTATCACCAAATGATTTTCTAGGATTCATACACATCACACACTTAGGATCACCGCAATTAAGAATATGAGTTTTTCGATTCCGATGAGGTTGCTCAATTTTTTTCCATTTCAACCCTTGATGCAACTTATATTCTTTTGCGATCTTTACCTGCTTATTGATTGCATTCTGATCTTTTAAAAGTCGTTTACTACGCTTCTCTTTGTCTTCTTGTGCGCTCATACTACTCTCCTATATTAATGCAAAGTAAATTTACCTAAGATTTTGCTTGCATCAGAATAATCCGGTTCCTCAATCATATCCGCATCTAACTGCTCTAGAAGAATTAGAACCATCAATGCTTCTACCATTTTACTTTGACGCAAACTTAATTTATCTTTCCAAGTATACAGATCTTCCTCGGATTCAATCGTCCACATCACGTTCAGCAGAATAACTTGTTCCTGTGTCAATCCATCAATTGTAATACTACCATTACTCAATTTACCCTTGCTCATGCAGTCACCTCATCTTGAATGTGTAATTGTTTTGCCTGATATGTAATGTGTCCGTCGTAGTCTAATTGATCTTTTTCAAACGGAGTTAAATACGCATCCGACTCAATACTTGAGTAGATGATATGTTCTCGATAATAATCATTATGAGATTCAATACGAGGACTAAAAAATTGGATTAGTTCGGCAACTGCTTGTTTGCTTCGACTATACTCACCAAGATCATACCAATAATCTTCTCCACCCTTTGCCTTCCAATGAGGATTGCTAGCTTCACCGTAGTTTTCGTATACTTGAGTCTGAATAACAAGTTTCATAATATAGTTCCTTATTGAGTATTAAGAGTAGGAAGATATTCTTTAATCATACTACGTTCAATTGCATGTGCTTGAGTCTTACCTCGAACAACTTCAATAATTTGTGAAAAGAATTGGTCTGCACCAAAATGACGTATTGCTTTGCACAACGACCAATTTTTGTTTTCGGTCAATGCTCGGCGAACGTGTTTCTGTACACGAACTTTTAGATCTTTTTGACGAAAACCCTGCGTAATACCTATGTAGAAGTCACCGGTCACAGTATTTGTCATACTGTAAATTATGTGCCTACGATCAGATCTCTTTTTTCTCACCATACACTTATTATATGTGCAAATGGTTCAGAAGTCAAGCAAAAGTTTTGTTAGCAAATTGCTAACTTTTTGGCTCGCATTTGTGCAGTTTGGCCTCAGTTTCCTTCAACCAAATACCTTCGCAAAGCGTACATCTAAATGCTACACCGTCTGTATCAAATGGATATTTTGGCTGGCCACCTAAGTATTTTTCATATGAAGGCCTAACCCCGTTGGCACTAATTGTTCTAATCTTTTCTAGGTATGTCTTTTCCATTTATAAAATCCCATGCTCTGCATTCTGCTTCTGCATATGAAGCGGCAAGTATATTAAATTGAGCTATACCATCTTTATTTATTTTTACATCAAATGGGACCGGTCCTCGGAATACTAATGAGTGAGCCAACGGTATGACTACTTTATAATATTTCAAAGACTTCCATCGCTCCATTAAATTATCAAACTTTTCGTCTTCGGTCATATTTTAATTTAAGTTCTCAATTGGCATTATCCTCGATCTCCGTAAAAGGTATGCCTGCCTATTTTAGCAAGTCTTCGCTTTTTCCATACCGGGCTTACTTCCTCATTGTGAAAATACAGTGCAGTCTTTAATTTCTTATTGCCATGTTTTTCAAAAATAATCATATTGGCAGCACGAGTACTTTCATCCCATTTTGCTTTATTTATTTTCTTATCTCTATAATTTTCGCAGTACCAACTGAATTGACAAATTGTTTTTTCATTTACTGCTGTTTTCTGTTGTACAACTTCACATATAGAATGTGGGAACTTGCCGGAATTTACTCGGTTTAATGTAACCTGAGCAACAGCAATTTTACCTTCTAATGATTCACCTGCTGCTTCGAAATAAATGTTTCGTGTTAAGCATGCGTGTTGTTTTTTTAATTCTTTTGCCTTTGCATATTCTTTCTTTATGTATTGTGCGTCAACTGTCTTTGCGTTGACGACATAAAGATTTGTATATGTACAAAGTAAAAGCCCTAGGGCGAAAGCTTTAAAGAACTTCGTTGTTAAGCTAATCGTTTTTTTGATTTTGCTCTTCGAACTTATTTCCATTTACTTCTCCTGGTTGTGAATAAGTTTATTACTGTTTTGCGTTGCGGCGTGCTGTCTCTACTTTCTTTTCTAATTCGTTAAATGATTTGCTTGCTCGCAACTTGGATTCCATTACAGAATTACTTTTAATCTTTTCAATCAACACCCGATTCATTTCTCCTAATGGGTATTTGATTAAAATATACGCAACATAATGCGTGTCCTCAATAATTATTTTGCAATCTTCTTGCTGCACTCCGTGTAGTTTAGCTAATAGAACATCCTGAGATGTCGTAACCGAATTCATATTAGAGATAGTAGGATCTTGCCCTGCTTCATCCATGAACAATTTAATATTAGCATTAATCTCTCCTTCGATTGATAATGCCAATTGAGCACGAGCAAGGGCAGTTGCTTTAATTACTGCCATTTGCATATCATGCGACTTTGCGGTTGCTTTCTCATATAGTGCATAATTATCTACAGGTGGCTTAAGAAACCAAGCAGGCGCAGCATCTAGCGTCTTAGTCATTTCCTTTTTTGTTTCTTCTTTTTGCGCTTTGAATGCTTCGTATGTACCCGGCTTAGGTGTTCCGCAACCAAATAACGCAATGCTACCTGCAATAATGATTAATTTTTTCATGAATGTATCTCTCAGTTTGGTGCCATTATAAAATAGGGTATGCGAACTACTCGACGTTCATTACGAGGTATTTCAAGTAGTCTTTCATTAAACTCTGTAAAAGTAAACTTCTCTCTAAAAGTTATTTCTTTTTTTGTTGCAACAGCAATTACCATCTCACCCGCTAAATTACCGCTAATCTTTGGAAACTCTGCATTAATCTTATAACTATTTTTTGTAGGTATATTAGTAACCTTTGTAATCTTTTTACTTGAATCATATCGATTCGGATATATTAGTTGTATATCTTCGGTATGAGGAGAATATACAAATAAATTCAAGTACATATCCGAGGTTGGCTTAACAATGTAAGTAATTGTCTCACCATCTCGCAAACGAGTTTGAACCATTTTTATTTCTGGATCAAATGATACATCTGCAAAACCTTTTTCTTTCTGTATCTTTACCTTTGCTGATACAGTACATACCTTTTTACCGGGCAATGTGGTTACTTCTTGATGCACTCGTTTTAATCCGGTAACCGTACCTTCAGTATACATAATTGCTGATGATAACATTCTGCAAACATCTGCTCTGTTATCATCGCATGTCTGAAACTGAGAAACTGAAATTGATTCTCCCTTAGTGCGTCTAAGTACATCTAATACTGCTAAGTCTTCCGCTGCTTTACATGCAACCTTTTCTGAAGTTTCTACACCAAAATAATACTCACCGCGGGAATCGTACCATTCCGCTATTGCCAAACTAGGAAGGAAAAGACACCCTACCATTAATATTTTGGACAAATTCATTGTTTACCTTTTAAGAAATCTATGCTATTAACATAGAGGATAAGGTTACCTTTTTTAGGTCACATGGTAATTATATAATCTTTTGGCGCGGAAGTCAAGACCCAGCGGTGCTGGGTCTATCCGAAACTAATATTAGACAGAAACGGTGACTTCTTTCCAATTTGTAATGGTTTCATCCCATTCATACATCTTTGGAGGTTCGCCCGTACCGTGATCTTCAGGCAAAGCTACCGGTGCGGCCCAATAACAAGTATTTTCATCCAATACCCAACTTGGATACGGTTGCGTTGAATAAAATGCATCTCTAACCGAATCATATACCATACCAATTCCGGCATAGTTTTTACGCATTGGCGTTCCCCCGTTACGATGGACTCCACCTGCCGTATTATAACTGGTTTGAACCCAACTAGAAGGATCTCCTACCGCACCAGTATTAATAAAATCTTGTTCCGCAACGATTACTTGTGTTACAATTCCGTTTTCTACTTTAGCAAAATGACTCATTTATTTCTCCTTAATTAAACTACGTATCTTACAATTACAATCCCTGAACCACCCGCACCTGCAGGAGATCTATCTAAAATTGAACTAGCAGCTCGAGATGAAGCTCCGCCACCGCCGCCCCCAGTATTAACATTGCCGGCATTTGCAATGATAAAAGCATTACCTCCGGCGTTTCCGCCTCCACCGAACCCACCTTTACCTACATACAAAAACGATGTTGCGCTCCAATTGTGACTGCCGCCACCGCCACCGCCACCATAGCCTGACCAAGTGCCGGATATTGTACTCGCTATACCAGGACCACCGTTGAAAGTTCCTCCGAAATGGGCGGGGTAATTTGCTCCGCTTTCTCCGGCGCCGCCAGCGCCGCCACCGCCACCCGAACCAACTTGGGTAGTTCCTATAGTACCACGAAAACCACCTCGATATCCTTGATTAGATACGAATGGTAACATGGCTGCATTTCCTCCTAGAGCGCCGTCACTTGATATGATTACCGAGCTTATTCTTCCGCCATATGCGATAAGATTGAGGACACCGCCCGCAAATATAGTATTGCCGCCGTCTCTACCAAGTTGCGGCGCGCTAACATAGTTATTTGCGGTTCCTGGGCCGCCGGCACCAATAGTAATAGTATAAGTGTTTGCCCCGTCTAAATAGATTGGACCCCCGCCTGCTCGAGATTGTTCATACGCACCATATAATAAAACACCGCCGCCCCCGCCTCCACCGCTACTACCGTAATTTAATGCATTTATCCATCCTCTGGCACTACCACCGGCACCGACAACTAGAAGATCTACATTTCCCCCAGTTGTAACTACTAAATTTGCGCTGGTTGCGAATGTGTGAACTCTATAATTTGTCCCGTTTATGCTTAAATTTGATTGTGTGCCTCCACTGGCAACAACTGTGCCTAAGCTAGTTGCAGCTGCAACTGCGGTACTTATTCCTTTAGCGCTTTCAAGACTTGCCTGTGTCAATCTTGCATTTAGCGAACTTCTAGCTGAGGTTTTTCTTATACCCATATTATCCTTTAAATCCGACCATTGCAATTTGCTCATACCAGGCAATTGCAATATTATTGTTTACATAGATCAACGTAGGATCTGCATCATCTAAGATAGTATCAAAAATTAAATCCGTTTCAAATGTGGTCTTATCCATGTCAGAATTAGCCGGATTGCTTAAAACGTAATCTGCGATTGTTGTCTGCATATTTATTTTAATAAAAATGTTGTGGGTGGGGTAAAGGTAGTTGTATATCTTGCCACGCCTTTTGTTATTCTAAAGTCATCCATGTATCCAGTAAATGGATAACTATCACTGTCGGAATCTTTACCAATAAAAAGTCTATACGAGGCAGCATACGGCAGTATTGTTGAGTATGTGGTTCCAGCCACTCCATCAATAAACAGTCTTGTTGATGATCCACTTCTTGATAGTGCAATGTGATACCAGGTATTGATTGTTGGTAACCAAGCTGTGTTTATAGCTCCACCCACAGCAGCATCATAATAGCATAGTGCGTCGCCAGACAGGCGCCAACTTATACCACCCCGTAAACTGTCATTGTCAGGAACCCACCATACCAGATCCTGCCTGTTTGCTATAGAAGTAAAGTTTACCCAAAACTCAACGGTAAAATTCCCAGACTCAAATGCAAGCGCAGGGTTTGTTCGCACAAACAAGGCGTCGTTGTTACCACCAAAAAATATACTGCTGCTACCATACTTTTTTACTTGAGTACGAATTTCCGGTTGTCTGCGGCCTGGCTCTGCAGTGGTATATCCTCGCGTTTCAATAACATTCCTACCTGTTCTATCAAATATACCTGCGTTTGTTCCTTGTATTAGTAAAGATGTTCCTGAAATAGCAGTTAGTGGTGTAGAGGGTGGAGTAAAGTTGGCAGTATATACTGCAGTGCCTTTAACTAGACGTACCCCCGACATATATCCAGAATAGGTGTACGTCGCATTCGATCTGGTGCTTTCTCCCCCGAACGTTGTGGTTGTATTATCAGAGAAATTACTAGCACTAGCAGTGCCGGCATTACCTACACCATTTACGTAAATCTTAAAAGTTCCACTGCTGCGGACCCACGCTATGTGGTTCCAAGTGTTTAACGGAGGAGCGGTTGCTGTACCCATAAACCCAGCCGGCCCGTATGCAGTTATGGTGGACCCGTTACTAGCAATAAACAAAATACCATTTACCGTATGTACACCAATTTCAAGAACTCCTGGGTATGTATTCGTGGCTGTCTGATAAAACCAACCTTCAAAGGTAAAGTCCCCGGTGCCCAGTAGCACATCGGCATTATTTGCTGGACCAGTAAGATAGTCCCCAGTACCATCAAAGTACATACTACCACCATGAGTCGCAGCACTGTATGCGGCAGCGGGTGCGAATGGAGAGAAGGCTACTATTTTACTATCCCCAGCCACGGTTATTGCTCGATTGTTTGGTCCGGAGTCTTTAAATCTGTTACTTGCTAATCCCAAAAAGATGGTATCTGCATCGCTGGTAAAATTTGCAGTCGGCAATGCAAAGTTCGCAACTGTTGTACTTGTTCCGCTATATCTAGCAACACTTGAAAATCTAAAATTACTCATATAATGCGGTACATTTACTGGACCACCATCATTTGCCGCTCCAATACCAAAAGTTTGTGAAGCAGTATAATCTGTACTGTTTGCCGCCGATCCAAGCTTTATACCATTCAAATAGAAGGTTATTGTGCCAGAACTTCTAACCACTGCCCAATGATTCCATTGGTTAAGAGGAGATACACCATTTGGATAAACTGCAGAATCATTGGGGGGATTAAGGAAATAACCACCATTCTGCCCTAAAATTGTTTTAAGAGTGTCTAATGATATAATTGGACCCATGCTACTTGCAGATGTGAAATGGCCACCGCTTGGTTGTGCAGTAAGATAACTCCAAAATTCCAGTGTAAAGTTAGTTGGCAATCCAAATCCACTGGTTGTTAAATAATCCCCGCTACCATCAAAATAAGCGCTATAGCCAGTTGGGCTAAACGGACTAAAAGTGCCCTGAGCAGAATTACCGTATCGAATAATAGGAAACCCGTTGGTGCTATCATCTACAAAACCTGAGTTGGTAGTTCCTTGTTTGTATTGCAGTGCTAGGAATACTGTATTTGAAATTGCTGTTAAAGGAGCAGCGGGTGCGGTAAAATTGTCAGTGTAGACTGCAGTACCATTAACTATGCGGAAATCAGCAATATTACCTCTAAACAGGTTCTGATACCCGTTTGGCTGTCCCCCAATCTTGGCTTCAGCAGCGGTTAATGGAGTGGTGGCACTAGTAAATGCACCCGACGCAAGGGTTATTAATGTGCCGTTTAAATACATCTTGAATTCGCCTGCGCCAGTGCCGGTACGCACCACCGCAACGTGATTCCAAGTACGAACAGAAAATGCACCAGTTGCAGTTTGGAACTGGAATCCGGTTGTGCCAGCCGCTAATCCTCTATCGTTGTATATTCCTATATTAAATCCGCTGTTACTGTAGATAAAATACTTGGTGTCTGTTAGACCAGGTGATGTCTCGTCGGCATAAAACCAGAATTCAACAGTAAACACAGTTCCCAATTGTGGCATTTGGAAACTTAGAGTATCATATGCGCCAGGGCCGTCGGGAGCGTTACCAGCAAACCACGCACTACCAACTGCGGGGTATGTTGTCTTGTTATAAGGACTACGTCCAGTTGGTATTACGGCAGCGTTTGTTCTAAAATCACTTCTGTTAGTTACTAAGAGATTGTTAGTACTGGCATCCGACAACCATGTGGGGGTCGTAGTTTCGCCATTCAACAATAAAACAGTATTTTTAAAATATAGGTCGCCAGCGACCGAAACAACCCAAGTAAATGTTCTATTTGCAGTTCTATTTGTAGTTGCCGAGGTAGCCGTCACCACACTAATAGTGTTACCAGTCACAGTAGGTGTACCAAAAACATTTGAACCGATTAGACTTAGTCCGGTTGGTAATATATTTGCACTATATGATACGCTATATCCTGCTGCACTATTTGCAATAAATGAAACATTACTCATTGCGGCATCCGCAGCAAGTTCTATAATAGCGTCTGCCGCTGGGCTACCCCAAATTACAATATCGGGATTAACCGTTATACTAAAAGGCCTGTCGGTATCTTGATTTTGCGCATCCGAAGCACGAACGGTAAAATTATATGTGGTAGTGTTTGCCGTAGATGAACTTGTACCAGTAATATTACCTGTGCTACTTAAATTGGCACCTGGCGGCAAAGTTCCGCTGTACACACTATACGCAATAGGTGCATCGCCTGTCGCAACTATTGCACTATTAAAAGAAGTTGTTTCATATACGTTTGCTAAATTACCTGCAGCAGTTGTATACGTGGGCAACCCACTATAACTAATTCCTGGTATCGCAATAGCAGAACTACCATCGGAATTAATAACATACAACGGATATGTTCCTGCGGTTTTTGCTGGAGGAATAAAGGTAATTTGAGTTGAACTTACTACGGATACAGAACCTGCACTGGTTCCATCAATAAAAACACTTGCACCGGCTGCAAACCCTTCTCCCGTTAAGGTGACACTAACATTTCCTGCAGTATCTGTTGCAGTTTCATCTCCACCATAACCAATTGAAGTAATTCTTGGAGGCGTAATAGAGGCTAATGTGGCTGTTTCAATATTTTGTACAGAAATCTTTGTGGTCATTTTACAACATTCTTTAAAAGTAAATTATTTAACTATAACTAAACCCAGGGGCAACCGCAAAACTTCCGTTTGGATTTGTAATGAACAAGATATAAGTGCCTGCAGGATTTGCCGGTGCAGTAAAAGTAATTTGCGAAGAATTTATAAATGTAACTACACTTGCAATTTTACTATTTGCAACAACACTTAGACCAGATTTAAACCCTTGCCCATTAACAGTGATTGTGTCGCCACCCGCAGTGTTCGCAGAAGTTTGTACTCCCGGATACACCAATGAAGTAAATTCGGGTCCGACTATATCGTAATACGCGGTGTCATTTATGTTGTTACGAGATATTTTAGTAGTCATTTAGAAAACAGTATTTTTGTAATTTTAATATATTTCAGAACCGAATATATTAAAACTTACACTAGCTGTATTTGCACGCACCGTAACAACATCTGTTGCAGCTAATGTTAACCCCAATGTCAACGAAATACCGTCATTGGCCGGTATTACCGCATCATATAACAGATAATGTTTTGTTGCAATTGATGCGCCCGCTGGTCTAACCGCAATACGAAATTTTGCATCGCTATTAGCTTGATTGCATACTTGTAATGTGGATGCAATTGTGCTATTTGCCGCCGGTACCGTATATAATGTAGTATCGGTATCTGCCGATGGTATTTCTTGCCCTAATACTTTAATTTTAGTTGCCATATTGTTCCTTACATTCCTGATAGCATTAGTGATAGCGGATTAAAATCTAATTCTGTTGCGGTAGAGCTAATTCTACCATTTGCTTCAACTAGTATTTTGTCACCGGAGGACACGGTAGAGCTAATTCTACCATTTGCTTCAACTAGTATTTTGTCACCGGAGGACACGGTAGAGCTAATTCTACCATTTGCTTCAATCGTTGTAAATGTGCCCGCAATTAACAAATCAGCTACTGCACCTGTAGATATATTATTTGCGGTGATTGCAGCAGGAGCTATATTAGTTGCGGTGATTGCAGCAGGAGCTATACCGCTACTTTTAATTTTAGTTAAAGCCATATTAATCCTTTAAATTTACCACAATATTTATATTATCCGAAGTCTTTATTTTCTATGTTAAATACCGAGCTTTTGTCAATTTCGATTGAATATTTTGAGTTTTTTGGCCGAATCTTATGTTTTCTTTGATGTAGAAGCATATTCGCAGCTATAACTAATAAAATAGCTAACGGGTCAAATACAAACATCAATGCCATAATAATAAGACGAACTGCTCGATCAATTGTTTCCATATCATTTTTCTGATATACTAGCTCAGAGATATATCGAATAGGGCCAATATCAGCATTCTGTTTATTTTTGTTTTTTTGTATTTCGCCAAAATCCTTAGTTAATGTAGAAATTCTATTTTGTGAATTCTGAATTTCCGCATCTAATTTTTTATTCGACGTTTCTCTTTTAGATTGCCTATCTAAAAGATTATCCAACCGCCTACGTTCTATATCTATTAAATTTTTAGTAGTTGTTATTTGTGTTTCACTATCATATATTCCAGCAGAATCAGATGTATATGATTTTGATAGATAACCAAAAATACCCAAGGAGGTAATAATAGATAATATGATAATACTAATGACGAAATACGTCTTCATTAATATATTAATTTTGTTCCATTGTCTATATACAAACGATGCAGTAACAAGCTTTCCAACCTCAAGTATGCAACCCATAATAACTATAGGTAGTACATTTGCAGAGAATATATGAGCCAATCCTACAATTGAAAAATACCCCGCTATGCCTGAAATTGCGAATGCCGTTAATAATAAAATTACTGCGAATATCATTTTTCATATACCCATTAAAATATTTTTTGGTAATTCATATTAAGCACTAAACATATTCTATCCTGTTTACTATTATTAACTGTTACTCGATGTTCTAAGTTACCTGGAAATTGAATCATTAACCCCGAATGAGGAGTGATAGTTAATATTCGGTCTTCATCACGAAATTCAATATCACCAGAATTAGCAGGTGTTTGAATATAAATTACCCCTGAGGTCGGAATTCCTAAATGATTATGCCATTCATTATATGATCCAGGAGTATTGATACAAAACCACGAAGACAATACATTAAAGTTGGCTAATAAAGGAACTTCATTACTAATATTACCACTGGTCCATCCCCCTCTGGTAGAGCGGGCTGCATTGTTAGGATTTAGTTCTTTTAATTTATAAACAAAAGAAATAATATTTTCCGGAATTTCTATCTTAGATCTTTGGATGTCTATCAAATATTTTATATCCCCGTAATCGTTGCACCACCAGTAATGGTTATTCCTGTACCACCCCCACCTTCAGTAAATGAATAGGGTGTGAAGATGTTAAAGCTCCCAGAAGATGTAGTTATCGAAGCGTAATTACTCTCAGGAATATACACTACATCAGTAACAGTACCTAATTCTGGATAACCAACAACCGTCCATCCTATTTGTATTAAACTAAAACTAGGATCAACCGGACTAAAATAACCTGGGTTACCTCCTTCTGACACATTTACTGCAGCGGTAGTTTCACCGCCTGCGATTCCTGAAATTATCATATTATACCTTTAAATTTTTAATATGAGTTTTATGTACACGGCATTGCACTTGCCCATTGTAGTACTCTTCTGTTTCTAAAACTCGACGATCCATTTGTTCGCGAGCTTCCAAATAATTACATAATCCTTTATTGGGGCAGATATATAGAATTTCTCTAATGAAATTTTCTTCACCGTGTTCTTGTACATCTTTTTTGACTTCGTCAGATGAGGACCAATAGTCTCTCCAATCCGATTCAACCTTAATACGTTTCTTTTTACCTTTAACTTGTTTTGTCTTACGAAACCAAAACAATTTTTTTCCTATATATTTTTTACCGTTAGTAATATTAGTAATCAAGTATACAAAACCATAGGCTGTTTCTGGAATATCTATTAACGGGTTATTATCATATATCCACATAAAAATACCAATTCTAAATTAGTATTTATTGTAGTCATCTACGACCTCCCAAAGATCACCATCCTCAACAAACGTATCTATTTCCTGTCTAGGTGGTACTAAAAAATAATCATCGGGGTCAGTCATAACATCTTCAAGCCGTTCTGTTGCTAAACCAGAACCCATGCGCCCCGTTTTATGTAGCATGGTAGTTTGTATAGATTTTTTATATCTGTGACCTTCGGACTCTTCCGTGGCCATATATTCTTTTTGTTTTTGTGAGAATACCTGTTTTTGCTCAGATGTCCATTGCCGGGAGTTAGCACAAACCCGGCTACAAAATTTGCCGGGTTTGTTGTGCGTTGTATTACACTTAGGACACGTCTTCGTCATACTCGTTATCTTCATATCGATCTTCTTCCTCGGCATCCATAGCAGTGCCGCAGAAGGGACAATTTTTTACTTTATAGTAATTTTCATCTAGATCATAACTTATTTTGAAGACGGCGTCACATTCGAAGCATTCGTGGTGCTGTTTTCTGGCCATACTAACCCCCTTTTCTTAACTTCTGTTTCAAACACTCTTTTACGAAGATCAGTCGAACTAAAGTAATGATCTCTTTTATTGTAAAAGAATTTGATACTTCGTTTTAAACAAATATCCTTGCCCGTAAATTCCAAATCTTTATATTCCTCCCCCAATATTCTAACATTAATTGGTAAAGTCATAAGAATATCTTCTAATTCTTTTTCAGTATTATAGATAACAACCTCATCTACATATTTACATGCTTTGACTTGTATCTGTCTTTCTATAATAGATTGAACGGGCTTATTCTTCGTATCTCTATCCATTGTAGGATCCGTTTGAATACCTACAATAAGGTAATCGCATTGTCGTTTAGCTTCTTCAAGCATAACAACATGACCTGCGTGGAAAAGATCAAAGGATGAGCATGTAAATCCTACTGTCAAATCTTTCATAATTGCTCCACTTCAATTTTACATTTAGTTAAAAACTCAATGCCATCAGTTGTTCTATATGCATTGCGATAAAATACTTTTTTAATACCTGCAATATGTATAAGTTTCGCACAGTCAAAACAAGGAGCATGCGTCACATACATAGTAGCATCTTCACCCGAGGATACTGATTTTGCTAACTTTCCTATAGCATTCATCTCCGCATGTATAACCTCGGGTTTAGTTTTTAATATAGTGCTATGTATTGCGCCTTCGTAATCTGAATATAGTTCCACAGTTTCATTTTCGCAGTTGTTATCCCAACCCGAGGGCGTGCCGTTATAGCCAATAGAAATTACTTTATCATCTTTTACTATAATAGACCCAACCTGCAATCTTTTCGCATTTGATAATTCAGCATACGTTTCCGCAGCCTTCATATGAGCATAATCAATTTTATTAGGCATTGTGAATTATGCTAACGCAATTCCTGTAGTTGTTTTAAGAAATTGCTTAGCAAAAATTTCATCAGTAGGTTCTGCTACAGTAACAGCATGCTTAGACAATTTAACATCCTTCTCCTGTTTCACTGTGAACAAATAAGGCATTAAGCCTGGCCCTTGTTGTCCCATACCGATTACCATTGGCTTAGATAACTTATAATGAGTAGCAGTTTCCTCTACCAACTTTGCCACCAGCTCTTCACCTGAAGTAAGCTTAAATGTAATTACTTCACCTGCAGTAACACCTTTATCAATTAACATAATATTTCCTTTTCAAATAATTTAATCTTCAACGCCCCATTTATCCTTTGGGCACTTTGTACTTTTAATTCTAATTTTAGTCCAAATTGCGCAGCCACATATTTGACACGATTTAACTCCTACGAAAGATGTAAGGTGTTCGCAGCTATTGCATATGTCTCTTCGCTTTTCGACAAATGTTATTACTTTTCGATCGGTATCCATTTTTTGCACCAATAGTTAGGTCTCACTTTTGCATCCCATATACTGCAATATTTTGTTTCCGCTTTATATGCTTCACAATTCTCACAATTTTCTTTTGCATTTCCTAATTTATACGCAGGTGGCAAATTTTTAGATATCAATTCGCCGTCTGGATACTTTTTTACTGAAATATCTTTAAATGTTTTCATGCAGCTTTACCCCATACCTCATTCCAATTTCCGCTTAATGCGCCTTTAGCATAATCGGTTGCTCTGTTTTCAAAGAAGTTAGTATGAGTAGGAGCATTAATCATTTCCTCAACCCAAGGTAAAGGATTCTTCTTACGTTTAAAAATACCACGTAGACCAAGACTAATTAAACGTCGATCCGCAATGTAGCGAATGTACTCTTTAACATCTTCTTCGGTCAACCCTGTGATCGCCCCAGTTCTGAAAGCAAGAGAAATAAACTTATCCTCAAGATCAACCATCTTCTCCGCAATCGTGTAAATTTTCCCTTTAAGCTCATCGTTCCATATTTCCTTGTTTTCTTCAACATATGTGCGGAAAAGTTTAACCATGCCCTCTGCATGCTGAGTTTCATCCACAATAGACCAGGTTATAATCTGTCCCATGCCTTTCATCTTACCATGTCTGGCAAAATTCAATAACATAATGAAGGAGCTAAACAATTGCATGCCTTCAGTAAATGCCGAGAATGCCGCAATGTGGGTAGCAGTTGATTCTAATGTACCATTCTTAGAAGAAAGATCCAATAGGTATTCGTGCTTTTCTCTCATCTCAGTATACTCTAAGAACTCGCCATATGTAGCTTCCGGCATACCCAAAGTCTCAATCAAATGAGAATATGCTGCAATGTGTAATGCTTCTCTTGCAGAGAATCCTAATAGCATCATTCTAACTTCTGGCTGAGGAAAGTGCGGTAGATAGTTATTTACATAACCTCCGGCCACATCTATATCACCTTGAGTAAAGAATCTAAAAATGTTAGTTAAAAATTGTTTTTCTGATTCTGTTAAATTCTTCTTCCAATCTTTTACATCTTCCAACATGGGTACTTCAGTATGTAACCAATGGCTTTGTTCATGTTTAAGCCAAGCATCATATGCCCAAGGATAATTGAAGGGCTTAAATGAATTCCTATCATCAGTTAATCTACTAGTTTGTTTTGCCATTTCTTTCCTTATATCGTAAAACTTGAACCGCAACCACAAGATGCCTTTGCATTAGGATTTTTAATTATAAATTCCGCGGACGTTAATGTTTGTTTGTAATCGACTTCTGCCTCTTGCAGATATTGCATTGATATTGAATCTACTATAATACTTATTCCATCTTTTTCAAATCTTAAATCATCTTCCTCAATTATATTTTCTAAAGAGAACCCATATTTAAAACCTGAGCAACCGCCTCCTTGGACGAAAATACGAAGCATTGCGTCTTCACAATCTTCTGCGATAATTGCTTTAATTTTTGATACTGCCGAATCCGTTATTGTTATCATTTTACTGTTTCATTAGATTGTTAGTAAAATCTAGTAATAACTCAGTGTTTGTTGTATCTTCCCAACGCTTTTGCATCCAACTATATGAATCATACCAATGTTTGGTTGCCTCAGGGTGACATCCTATTAATCCTATTCTATTTTTCATAATAGCCATTGGATTGCCATTTGGGTATGTTGCGATAGTTTCAAAATTATTACCGGTAAATGTACAGCCATCATAAAAAAACATATTCTTCTGTTCGCCTTTCCATAGTACCGACATTTGTTTTGCGTGTGGTCGACGAGTACAGGTATTAGGTTGTTTTATATATTGTACTATGTTAGTGTTCCCGACAATATCAAAATAATCAGGGCCGCTCCAGTAAGCACCCATACAAATTCCCAAATATCTTCCTCCGCGAGAAATAAACTCAAGAATAACATCGCGATTAAACTTAAATAAACTATCGAAGCTATCTGCATCTCCTATCCCTCCGGGAAAACATACAATATCCACATCATCTAAAAACCCAGGTTCCACTTCATGCTTTGTAAATATTTTAAATGTATATTCTTTAGATAACGCATTTATAATACCATTACTAGACTGAACTGAGCATTTAGGGTGATGTAGGAATATCGCAATCTTGCCCATATTAATCTATTCGCATGCTAAACAAGTATCACCGTCGAGAATTGCTTTCATATCCAACTCTTTAATTACATCTCGCTCTATGCGCTTAGATACTTTGTCCGCTTTACCTATCTTCTCTGAGCGGCAATAATATAAAGTCTTTAGACCCATTTTCCATGCCATAAAATGTACAGCATGTAGATATAATATATTTGCGTCTGGTCTAAAGAATAGATTAATAGACTGTGCCTGATCTATATATACTTGTCTGTCACTAGCATGTTCTATTAACCATCTTTGATCTATTTCCATTGATGTTTTAAACACATCTTTGTTCCACTCATCCAACCAATCTAAATGCTGAACCGATCCATCATTTGCAATAATGCTAGACCAAACTTCTTCATACCAGCCATCTTTACGAGTCTCTGCTTCTTTTCTAACAATTGCATCTAAAAATTTATTCTTATTAAGCATTGATCCTGAGAGTGTATCTTGTCTATATGCATTTGCTCTATATGGTTCTACGCTAGGAGACGTGTTTCCCATAATAATAGAAGAAGAAGCATTAGGTGCAATAGCCATAAGATGCGAAAAGCGTTGACCTGTGCCAGTTGCATCAGGAGCTTCACCTCGTTCTTTACCCAATTCAAGATTAGCTGCATCTAATTTAGTCCGAATATTTTTAAAGATTTGCTTGTTTCTACCAACTGCCATGGATGATTCCCATGGGATATTATTTTTCTGTAAAAACGCATGCCATCCTAGTGCACCGATGCCGATTGATCTTTCTCGCATTGCGGAATACTTTGCTCGTTTAATTGCATTGGGTGCGTTATCGATAAAATATTGAAGAACGTTATCAAGCATTTCTGCAACATCTCTAAGGAATATCTTATCATTTTTCCATTGATCATAATATTCTAAATTCAATGAGGACAAACAGCAAACAGCAGTTCGTTGTTTATCAGTAGGTAAAATAATTTCACTGCACAAATTAGATTGCTTAATACTCAATCCCAATTTCTTTTGAGATTCAGGCATGTGCCTATTGCTAGTATCAATGAAGTGGAGATAAGGTTCACCTGTCATCATACGCATTTCTAAAATGCGCTGCCACAGTTCCTTAGCTGACACGACTTCTCGAACTTCTTTAGATGCGGGATCTCTAAGTTCCCAATCGTCATTTGCATCTTTGTCCTTCATACTATTTTCTAGTATACGCATAAAGTCGTCGGTGATATTAATACCATGATGTAAATTTTGTGTTCTCATATTAGGATCACCGGTAGGTTTTCTCATTTCAAGAAAAGCTATAATATCAGGGTGGCTAATATCAAGGTAGGCAGCATAACTACCACGGCGAGTCCTACCTTGACGATAAGCTAAAGATGATGCGTCATATGTACGAAGGTGCGGCATAATACCAACAGACTTATCATCGGCAGAACGAATACCAAGTCCAATTCCAACTCCTCCGCCCAGCATGCTAAGCCAATTTACTTCTGATAATGTGTTGACAAGACCTTCTGCTGAATCATCCAAATAGGGTAGAAAACAACTAATAGGCAAGCCGCGCTTACTACGACCAAAAGAGAGAATAGGAGTAGACAAACTAAGCCAATGCTTAGAACAATAATCATAGAGACGCTGAGAATGTTCAGCATTAGATCCAAAAGCGCTTGATACATATGCGAACCTTTCCTGAGGTGAAATTTCATCATCTTTCATATACGATTCTTTTAATCTTTTGATACCCAATTCATCGAAAAGGGCATCCTTAGAATAATCGACATTAATCCCATGTACGACATTTTCTGCCATGTATAACTCCAATTTTTATTTTTGTTTACTTACTTTACAGATTCAAATATTTCTTTTTGTGACTTATGCCATTCAATCCACCCGTCCACTTTTAAGGAGCATTCATGATACAGATTATAATTACCTGTTACTGTTTTCGCAACATCGCTAAGTTTTGCTTCATCATTTAATTTGATCAATTCCGCGCATGGTTCAGTTAAAATTACTGGTGCGTTAGGAAATTTCATTACAACTGGGACAGTAGTAGAACACCCTGTCAAAAATAATAAAGATAGTAGTAGCTTATTCATTACCTTCTCCTGCAGTATTTTCAGGAGTATCTACTGGTTTCTTAGAGGCATCATTTAATAATTGAATAAATTCTTTTGGTATTACGCATTTATCGTCATATTTTACTATCTCTCTATCGATGTATTTAATATGCTCTTCGCCTCGTTCTTTAATGACCTTAATCTTTTCTACAATTTTAGTTTGTATTTTAGTATTTACAATGACGCTTTTTTGTTCTGCAAGTCTAACCTTTTCTTGCATTTCTGCGACTCGTTTGCGCCATTCCATTTCGGTACTCAATCCGCCTTCGAAATATATGCCTATTAGAAGAACCGCGGTACCTGCAATCTTTAATATCTTACCATATCTACTAATAATGGGAATGAATGCTAAAAAGAATCCAACCAATAATGCTATTGCTCCAATTGCAGTTATTGCATGGGTTAATAGTATTAATAAAGAATCTGGAAGGAATTTTAGAATCCACATATGATAGAATAAAAAGTAGGGAGTCTGTTATTTATTAAATCATATCCTTAGCCATTGGGAAGATAGTAGAAATAACTTCAGCACAGGCTTCGGCGATGTCCACGTGTTCCTGTTGCGTTCCGTTTTCTGATCTAAGTTGAACGTAATGAATCCAACTTCTAAGAGTACCCGCCATATAGAGTTTACTTACAGTGTTACCTTCGGGTAGAATTGCCCGAGCTTGTTCTTTCGCAATACCATTATCAATTGCCCATTTATATGTGTCTTTTACTACATCAATAATGTTTTGCTGACGGCGAGCCCATTCCAAATTAAGTTCTACATCATCAGTTGCAATACTATTCTGACGATTTTTAGTATCTTGTAATCTAGCTTCACGTATAACAAAGTCTAAGTGCTTAACGGGGTCTGCATATCGTTGACTAAATTCCTGAAAAGAAAATGATCTGTGGCGAAGCATTTGTCGTGCAATGTCGCGAGTTGTTTCAATTTCAAGAGTAACATGGACCATTTCTAACGGTGACCAATGTTTGTTTTTAATTAGATATTTAATAAGCTTTTCGCTTGTTTCAGTATTATTTTGATTTGCGGGATTACTTACTCTTGCACAAAATGCAATCAAATCCTGCAGGTCATTCATCTCCGGGACATCAACATCTACATTAGGTTTTGTGTAACCTATCAATTTTACTTTCACTGTATTACTCCATTCCAACGTGTTGACCTTATAGCTTTTGCTTGTTCAAAATTTAATGCGGCTTCCCATGCATCCTTTGCTACTTGCTTCGATGACTCTGACGATGCTACAACCTGCATATATTTACTAGCATCCCACCAGGAATTAAATGCGATTTCTTCATCTAGGCTCATAGTTAATCCCACAATCCATTATAATATTTTCCAAACAATCTAAAGCCATTTTGCATTCTTTCCTCAACTTTTCGCATACCATCAAAATCACATTTATATGTATGGTTAGGGCCATCTCTCAATTCATATAATTTTGCACCTTGCTCAGGAACTTCATTGCCATCTTTATCAACAGGAACATGCATCATATCAAATTCCCCCGATTTAAATTCGTCTTGCCAAGAATCATCGATCTTGCAATTAAATGCGAAAATCATTTCGCCTAAAACCCATTCCCAGCGTTTAAAGTAGTTATCATCTGGGTCCCACTCATTTACCTTAGCAGGGGCGGAACTACTTTTAAGTTCTTCCGGAACATCCTCATCATCTACGAGAGGCGAGCCATTTGCCTTTTCCTTTAGTTGTTTCAACATAGGTAGGATGATGTAGGATAACGTATGATCCATAGACCAAGTATCCCATTTGTCAATTTTTACATAATTAGTCTTTGGATGAACGAAGTCTAAAAACTTTTGCAGAACTAAACTAGCCGGCTCTAATATATTAGAAAGTTTTACGATGATAGGTTCGTCGTACTCAATTTCGCGCCAGAAGAAAACCTTCTCAAGCACTGTATATGGAGAAATCCAATGATTACGATAATTAGAAATATATACTTTCATACTAACACCTCTTCCACTCTGTAAATTTAATTTTTGCTTCTAGCCCTTGATATATATGTTTCTTAACAACATCAAGTGGATCTTTACCTGCTAATACCATATCATTAATATCTTTTTGATCTAAGGATTGAGGCCAGATCACAACCTTATATTGTTTATCAATCACCTTATCTAAAATTTTACAAACATCTTTATTACGAGGTTGATTGTCCAATATAGCAATAACTTTATCTTTTGGTAAATCTAATGTTTCTAATTTAGTAAATGCAGTACCGCCTACCGCAATACAATTAGGCAAAAATAAACTATCAATGGGTCCTTCGACAACATAAATTGGTTTAGTTCTATCTAATTTATCTAATCCGAAAGCTAGTAATTCATCTTCTATAATTTTTACAGTAACATATCTAAGACTTTCATTTCGCAAAGCTCTGCATGTTACTGCAATCAATTGATCATCTTTATTGTAAAACGGAAGTACTAATCTAGGTTCTTTCGTTTTTATTTGTTCTTTATACTTCGTATTAAGTTGCACAATATTGGAAATATTATCAATATAATATAAGTAATGAAACTTTCCTCTAGGTATTTTGCGTGCCACACAAAATTGAACTGCCTCATGATCTTCGGGTAATTTATCTAATCGTTCCAACAACCCATCTAATAAGCGCTGTTCCGGTTTTACAAATACCGGAGCCGCCATCTTAAATTTATCTTCAATATTTTGATGCGGTTTATTACTAGGTAAGCCTTCGTTGTATCGTTCCAAAGAATATTGGTTATACTGCAACCCGTTGAATTGTTTTAGAAATGAACCAAAGTGCATAGATGCACCACAGTTATGACATTTATAAAATAAATCATTTTTTGCGGGATAAAAATATCCCCTTGCCTTATTTTTCTTTGCCTCAGAGTCACCGCAGATTATACATCTGCAATTATATAAACGATCGCTCTTTTGTTTAAAAAGAGGAAGTTGATTGCTAATTAACTTTAAATACTTTAAATCTACAAATAAAGACATTTAGACTCCTATACGAAGTCTAAATTATATAATAGAACTACTAGAAAGTCAAGCCTTTAGAACAAATTTTCCATTTTAACGTGAGCAAGTACATACCCTGCGACCATTGCTCCGCCCATTATCATCCATCGCCATTTTTCAATTTTACCAATTTTTTCCAAAACTTCGTGATTGTGCCTAGCGCTAGTTTCACTATGAGCGTCAATTTTTTCTATAATCTTTTCGTTTTTATGTTCAAACTCCGATCCAAGATCATTGATACGCTCATGTAAAATTACATAGTTATCTTCCATCTTCTTCTCAATCTTATCAAAATCATTAGTTAACGAATTGATTTGAGTTTCCAATACCGAAACTCGTATATCGGTGTCAAGATCACGTATGTTGTTTGTAGCCATTTTAGATTGCCTTATTTCTTCTAAACATAGAACTAGCGCCGGACGCCGTATATTTTTTCTGTGCTTTTTTGCTTACGGGAACATCTTTATCTAATCCGGCAATACCTGAAGTGGCCATTGCATTGTTTGCCGGGGCTATTGCAACATTTTCTTCCGAAAATTGTTTAAAAGTAAAAATCTTTTTTTCATCTAATATTTTCTCAACTTCTGCAATTTCTTCTGTTAAATCTTTACTAATGAGTCTTATATATTGTTCTTCAAGATTTAAGGGCTCTTTACCTAATTGTGTATGCTCTTTGATTAAAGAATATGCAGCAGCTAAAGATACAATTTTCTTATTATCAATAGGCACCTTTTCGATAATTCGCTTTAATCTATAAACTAATCTATGTAATAGAGTATACGCATCTCTATCTTCGACGGTGTTTAACTCACTCATCTTTTTTAGTTCTTTGCCCTTAATATCTATAATGCCGCGCTTATACGCCTCAGTATTTTCAAAGGGAGTAACTAATAAGTTTAGTATTCTTAGAGCAATAATTGAATCTACAAATCTTCCCATTTAAATCTTCTTTAAAGTTTCTAATACGGTTTCATCTAACGGTATATCATTATCTACTATTTCTACACCGGTTGTTACTATAATTTTTATAGGCATATAGTTTAAAAATACTAGGAAAGTTTTTATTTGAGGCCAAAATTTTTCTTCTAATTTAAAGAATAACATTTTAGTTGTTGCCTCAACACCAAATAAATTTCCTAGTATAATTATATGATTAAGTATTAATCTTTCTTTAAGATCCTTGCCCACATCATGTTTACGAAGTAATCGTTTAATATATTTAAATCGTTTTAAATCGTCGTAAAACTCATCCATACCGAGGCACCCCGGATTGTCATAGTGTTTTACTGCAAACATTACAAAATTATCTTCAGTCAATTCAAATATCATTGTGTTAAGTTAATCGCTCCTGATACCAAAGTCATTGGACCAGATACAAGAGTATCCGAATCTATACCAAATGGGTTATATACAAATCTATTATTTCCACCTAGCAATGATCTAGTATTAGTATAATCATTGTTGATGTTAGAACTATATATGGTGGTATTGCTTACCGATTTTCCTAAGAACCAAGATTTAAGTTGATTTGGTCTTACTCCGGGATTTATTTGTAAATACAGTGCACCAAGTCCACATACCTGAGGTGCAGCCATTGATGTTCCGCTTAAAATAACTTGTTTAAAACTAGAATCTAAATTATAGGCAACACCGCTAAATGAATTAGTGTTACTAGTGCAACTTATAATATTTGATCCCGGCGCCCATACATCAACACCTGGACCGGTTTCGCTTGAATGGGCTTTTTGATCTTGTACTGCAGAAAATACAGTACTATCAATATTACCAACCTTAAACGCTTCGTCATCATATGGACTAGATCCTCTGTGATAGAAATAATCTGATCCACCAGAAGTAAAATAATTCTCATAGTCTACTCCGTCCGGAGTATCTATTTTATGGTAGTTATTTCCCGCAGCAATGATGACATGTATGCCCTCATCAATCATTTCCTGTATATCAACATCAACGGATCCCAATCTAAAATTAGTAATAAAATTTCCGCCACTAGATAAATTTACTAAGCCAAAATTTGTCCAACGATATGCTGCATTACCTGTAGTATTAGCATCATTGTAAGTAACTCCTCTATACAAAACAGAAGATACAGATGAATAGGTTAAACTATATCCCCAGCTCATATTAACAATTGTTGGTCGCTTAAATCCCGTAGATGAATCAATTGGTTTATTTCTATGCCAAAGTTTAATTACGTCAAAGCAATCTGTAATTGATATCCCAGTACCAGAATCGCCGGCACCTTCAAGACCGTTTACCTTTAAAGAATATATTTTTGCATTTTTCGCCCAGCCAAAAGTTTTACCCGCTGCTATACCGGCAACATGCGTCCCGTGTCCATCATAATCTCTATAATGATTTGCGTTCTGTGTACCGCCTAAACCGCTGGCAGTATACCAATTTATCTGTTGTATTCGAGAAGCACCCAAATTGTCTCTAAATTCCGGATGGTTAAGTTCAATGCCGCTATCCTGTATAACAACATCTACTCCTGTGCCATCTAGTAAATATTTGTAAACATTATCGGTAGTTGTACCCGTACCATAAAGATTGGTTGCGCTGTTTATTCTACGCAATCCCCAATTTTTATATGCACCGGTTGATGTCGATGGCTTAGTAAAATCTCCAACCTGTGCACCACGAAATCCAATTTTTATATCGTCTCGTTGTTCAGGTGGAATTTCTACGGAATATACTCTAGAATCATTTTTTAATATATTTGCTTCTTCATCTGTTAACGAATAATGGCAACTTCTTGTGCTACCATCTCTATTATTTACTATATCTATTTTTCTATCAGGAATGAATGGATGTGCATTCGTAGGAGACTCCATCTCCTGCCAAAATGAGGTATAATCTACATTTTTTTGTAAACTTACAATATATTCTTTAAACATTATCTGTTAGTGTTAGAGGGAATGAACGTAATTGCCCAGGCCAAATTATTCTTACTGCACCATTTATACCATTTTCCGCATTTCTAGTCGAACCGCCTACCCCACCGCCGCCGCCGGCACCATAGTAACCAAATGAACCAAATGAACCATCTCCGCCATTACCGCGTGTTATTGTTGAGGATCCGCCTATTCCTCCAGCACCGTTTGGCCCCGAACCATACACTCCTACGCCACCACCGTTGCCGCCGGTTGCTTCTCGTATGGTATCGCTTATATATCCAGAACCACCTCCACCTGCACCGCCTCCTAATCCCGCAGTGCCCGCAAAGCCGGCGGACGATGCAGGAGATCCTGTTGGTCTTGCACCTCGAGCGCCCGCTCCTCCTATTCCGGTATAGCCAGCTGCGCCACCGCCGCCTGGTGCTCGAAAACCTACAGAAGAAGTATCTATACTTCCACCAGCTCCACCAATTGAACCTCCGCTATATACTCCCCCAAGAGTGCCACCGTCTCCTAGTGCAGATGAGCCAATACTAATGGTTGCATTTGCCGACGATTTTCCTCCGGATTGTCCTCCACCGCCGACACAGGAGAATGCGCTAGATCCACCGCCACTTCCTGCTTCTTGAGTAGTTGTTCCGCTAATTGTTATTTGACCAGTACCTCCTGCGCCGACAACAATATTATAACTTTGATTAGGAATAACCGCAACCGCATTTCTATAAGCTAGCGCACCGCCGCCACCACCGCCTCCTACGCCAATAAGATTCGTTCCGGCACTACCGCCTCCACCTCCACCAATACATAAAACAGAAATGGATGTTACGTCAGACGGGCATACCCAAGTGTATGTACCGGGAGTAGTAAATTCTTCTTGCCCAAATGCATAATAAGACTTACCATAGAAATCGCTCAATGAAATTGTACCGGATGGAATATCTGCTAAGTCTCTAGCATCTATATCATTTATACTTATTGTAGCGTTGGCTGCTTTAAATAATTCAAGATTAACTGAAAGACCTGATATATTTCCACCGAGACTAATTGCACCCGAATTCAATAAAGCCATTACTTATCCTTTAGCTCATTGACTTTTACGTCTAATTCTTTAATTGCTTCAATAATTAGAGGTATCAATCTTTCATATCTAACAGTTAAATATTTTTCATCAATTGGCGCAGGGGCAACTACTTCTGGTTGTACTTTTTGTACTTCCTGTGCGGATACACCCACCTCTTGTTTAACTTCATATCCTAATGCCTGGGCAATTTCATTTGCCTGATAATAAAATCCAGATAATTGTTTAATTTTATCTAATGCGTCGGTAATAGGACCTAATTTAGTTTTTAATCTATCATCCGAATAATATGCAGTTATATTATTCGTTGCTCGAATTTCACCCGCTGTACCTGATGCGGTTGTACCTACACCTAAAGAATTTACTTGACCATTTGATCCAGTTGAAAATCCACCAGCAGGGCCTGTTGCACCAGTTGAACCAATTGTACCAGTTGCTCCAGTTGCTCCTACTCCAGTTGCACCAGTTGGGCCTAATATCGATCCCGCTAAAATAACATTAGAATTATTAAGTGTAATTTGTAAATTTGCGCCACTTACATTAGCAGAAACTATGTACAATCCGGTTGCACCTATTACGCCTGTTGCACCGGTTGCTCCTAATCCCGTAGCTCCGGTCGCTCCTGTTGAACCAGTTGCTCCTGGTACTGTAGAATCTGCGCCTGTTGCACCTTGTACGCCGGTTGAGCCAACATTACCTGTTAATCCGGTCGCCCCTTGTACTCCGGTTGCGCCCGTTGCTCCACTAGGTCCTTGAATGGTACCAACATTTGTAAATGTATTTCCAGAATATACCCAAAGATTTCCGGTAATTAAATATCCATCCCCATTGACATTGCCGCTTACAGGGAAAGAAGATGAGTCTGGTAATGAAGCTAGTATAGTTACACTTGTTCCAGCAGGCCCCGTTGCACCGGTTGAACCAGTTGCCCCAGTATTCCCGGTTAATCCAATTAGTCCAGATGCACCAATAAAACCGGTTGCTCCGGTATTACCGGTAAATCCGGTTGCACCCGTTGGACCAAATACATATCCCGCATTAATTGCATTTGCGTCATTTAAAGTAATTATTAAATTTGCATTACTTACATTAGCGGAAACTACATATAACCCCGTTGCACCTTGTACGCCGGTTGAGCCAACATTACCAGTTACACCCGTTGCTCCCGTTGCTCCGCGAATACCTGTTGCGCCAATCGAACCAATACCCGTTGCACCTTGTATGCCTGTCGCACCGGTTGAGCCAATGTTACCGGTTAGGCCTGTTACACCGGTCGCACCTGTTGGACCTAATATGTATCCTGCATTAATTGTATTTGAATCATTTAATGTAATAACCAAATTTGCGGTACTTACGTTTGCAGAAATTATGTATAGACCAGATACACCCGTTGCACCAGTTGATCCTGTTAAACCTACATTACCAGTCAAACCAATCGAACCCGTTGCACCTTGAACTCCGGTTGCTCCAGTATTACCGGTTAATCCTATTACCCCAGTTGCACCTTGTATGCCGGTTGCCCCAGTCAAACCAATCGAACCCGTTGCACCTTGAACTCCGGTTGCTCCAGTATTACCGGTTAATCCGGTCGCACCTTGTATGCCTGTTGCACCTTGAACTCCGGTTGCTCCAGTATTACCGGTAATACCAGTTGAGCCAGTTAAACCTACATTACCAGTTAATCCTATTACGCCAGTTGACCCAGTATTTCCTGTTAATCCGGTTGCGCCGGTTGATCCAGTTAAACCTACATTACCAGTTAATCCTATTACGCCGGTTGCGCCTTGGATTCCAGTTGCTCCAGTATTTCCTGTTAATCCTATTACGCCAGTTGCGCCAGGTGGACCTTCAATGCGACCAACATTTGTAACTACATTACTGGCAAACACATAAAGATTGCCTTCAATTAAATACCCAGACCCATCTATTGCGGTTGGAGGTAATAAATTGACATTCGCAACACTTCCTAAAATTGTTACACTTGTACCTGCTGTACCCGTTGAACCAATCGGTCCAATCGTACCTTGCATACCTTCTGGGCCAGTTGCACCTGTATATCCTCTAGGACCTTGTACTAATCCTACGTTTGTCCAAGTTGTACTGTTCCATACATGTAAATTACTGGTAATTAGATAACCATCACCTGTAGTTGCACTGCCTGGTAACAAGGATACATTTGCAAGTTCTCCTTTAATTATTATTGCCCCGGGGTTTACCCCTCCGATTGTTGAACCAACCGGTAAACTTAATCCTCCAGTGGTAGGGTCAACTGATAATTCAACCCCGCCCAAATCTAAAGTTTGTGCAGCAAAATATCCCGTTTTCCATCTTGCAGTAGGCGAACCAATATTATACGTTAAATTATCTTTAGGTAATATGTTGCCAAGATATACAGTATCTGCAGCATTCAAATCAGTAATAACTCTGGTTGAAGTATAATATAAATTTGTTGCTTCTTGAACAGTATCTGTAGTTAATACGACTGCTCCGGTTGCACCATTAACAGATGTTACTCCACCTACAACATTAATTATGCCATTTGCTTGGTCATAAGAACCAGTGCCCGTTACCGAAATTGCTTGACGAACTCGATTAGTAGTATGATATAAATTAGAACCTTCTGCAATATTTGTAGTAGTTAATACAACTGCGCCAGTCGCACCATTGACTGATGTTACGCCGCCTACGATATTGATTATACCATTTGCCTGATCATATGAACCAGTGCCTGTTACAGAAATTGTTGATCTAACTCTAGAATTTGTGTAGTATAAATTAGTATTCTCTGCAATATTTGCGGTAGTTAACACTACGGTACCGGGACCCTCACCATTTACAGATGTTACATACGAATTTGCAGATCTAAATTCCGATTGACCTATAACACGCCAATTGCCATCAGTGTATACTAAAATAGCATCATCGCCAATTGCTGAGAAGTTTAAATCTACTCCAGCAATATTCCCTGCTAATCTAGATGTACCACCTTGACTACTTGTGGTAGTGAATATTTTTATTTGCCCATTTGCTCCGCGAGGAACCGTTACTTGCTGTAAGCTTGAACCTACTCTAATATGGGTAATAGGAGTCGTTAAATCGACTGTGCCTGCACCATTAATTACCTGAGGAGTACCACCGAAAGAAACATTTCCGCTTAGACTAAGACCGGCAAAATTCTTAAGCAAATCATTTACGCTAATACTTTTACTAGCATTAGATTGGACAACATATAATAAATCTGTAGGATTTGCTGTAGTAATTCTGGTTAATTCTGATATTTTTAGTTTTGCCATCTTTTATTATATGCCTCTGATCATACATCCGTTGAACCAGGTAATATTTGGGGAATTAACTGCTGTAACAGATATGTCCCCGCCCGAACCTTGTTGAACGTATATTTCGAAATAATCTGTCGTGCCATTAGCATACACCACAGAACTTACTTGCATTGCCCAGAAGGTTGCGGCAATTTGTGTGCCACTTTGATTGGTGCCGCGCTTGTGTTCTGAACCATTCTTCCAGATAACAATCATCATTTCGCCGGTGCCGCTGGCGCCATCCAGTCGAACTTCTGCGTTTAATTGATAATACCCTTCGACTGTGGGAGTGAATCTTGAACTGGTATAGTTGTTGTTGGTATCAAATTCTTCTGCTTGGAACAGTACTTTTTGTTGGCTACCTGTTGTTATAGTCTGGGGTGTGGCATTAGCGTAGGCACCAAATGCTGGTCCGGCAACTACTGCGCTGGTCCAAGCACTACCATTATAGTATTGCGGTACATTTAAATTAGAATTATAAATTGTATCACCAACAGTCGCAATAATATTACTTCTATTTGCAGTTGTATATGATCTAAGTCTTATTGGAGAACTTGTAAGTACAACAGCGCCCCCATTTGCACCATTCGCACTTAAATTAATGTTTGTTGCCGATGTTAGTGTTGGTACGCCAAATCCTGCAGAGGCAAAAGTATTTGCAGTTACCGATCCGGTAAATCTAATATTACCTTCAACATTTGAATTTGGACTTATCCCGGCATAAATGTTTGCAAGATTCTTATAAACTAAGTCGTTACCTTGCACCACTAGTATATCATTATTACTGGCGGCGCCTGCATTAATTTGTAACCTACTTATTCGTCTTGCCATTTACTTTTTCTCGTGTACTAATATCTATATTTATGATGTAACAATCTTATGATATGGGAATGCAGTTTAAAATGTAATTGAACCAGACGACGTCCACTTATATATTCTGTACCCACCTGCAATTGTTACATTGGGTGATCCTGTAGTCGCAGTTGCTGATGCATAACTGTCAGCGTATCGTATAATAACGATACCCGATCCGCCAGAGCCAGCATTACCAGTTTGACCGGCATTTTGCCAATCATTGCCAGTGCCACCACCACCGCCGCCAGTGTTTGTGGTTCCGCTTGTTGCCGTTACGCCACCTCCGGATGGGGATCCTGCTCCGCCACCACCTGCTCCGCCCGTACCTACAGTACCTCTTGATCCGCCACCGCCACCGCCGGCATATATATAATCAATATTCCAAGAAGCATATGTACCTGAACCGACAATCGAAGCCACCGTTACGGTTAAAGATAATCCGGAATAACTTGCAACTGCCCCATACATATAATTTGATACGTCATAGTACATTCGTATTGGCTGGCCGGCGGAATAACTTAAACCAGACGCAACAGTAAATGTTTTTGTGCCAGTGCCCATTGCCACACTACTTGTACTTGTGGTCGTACCCGTAATTGTTGAGATTAAACCAACACCACCATTACCATTGCCGCCGCTGGTGCATGATGCGCCGACTGCGCCTGCGCCGCCACCACCACCACCTCCGTACCCGGGAGCTTGAAGCTTGCCGCCGGTGCCGCCATTATTACCTTGTCCACCTACTCCAGCGCCGCCAGATGCATCCCCCTGATTTGATCCGCCACCGCCACCGCCACCAGAGCCACCGCTTCCGCCGGTAATCCGCGGCGCATTGTCGGTGCTGGCGTCGCAACCGCCATATCCACCGCCAGTAGATGTAATTGAGGAGAATACAGAATTTGAACCTTGAGTTCCGTTGCCGTCATTAATAGCTCCAGCACCGCCTGCCCCCACTGTAACAGTAATCTGGACTCCAATAGCCGTAGCTAATCCAGTTGCAGTTCTGAATCCACCAGCACCGCCACCTGCCGCATCATTCGCGCCGCCACCACCGCCACCCGCAACTACCAAATATTCAACAGGAATAGTTAGTCTAGGATTATTAAGTCCCAAGACATTTGTAAACCTAGTGCTGATTTTTTGGAGGCTGTGCGTTTTTATCGCCATTAACTAATCTCCGAACCAAACACATTAAAACTTGTTGTAGATGCATTTGCATACACGGTGATTATATCAGTTGTAGCTAATGTTATTCCGACTGTTAAACTAATAGAATCATATGCAGGAACCACAGTGTTAAAAGATATATAATGTTTTGGAACTAATGTTTCGCCGCCTGGTCTAATTGCAATTCTAAAAGTATCGTTAGCTATGCCTTGATTACACACATTAATTGTAGATACAACTGTACTTGTTGCCGCCGGAACCGTATACAGCGTAGTGAATGTATTTGATGCGGGATTAACTTGTCCTAAAACTTTGTATGTTGTTGCCATATGATTTCCCTATGCTCCCATTAGTAAAAATGGGCTTACTGATTCTGCAGATGCACCTGCACCAATGTTTGCCCAAGATGAGCCATTGTAATATTGCACCGTTGCTGTATTAGAATTATATATTACATCACCAGACGTTGAGGTTAAACTTGTTAAATTCAATGTGGAATAACTTCTTAATCGCAATGCCGAATTTTGTATTACAACTGCGCCGCCATTATACCCATTTGCATTTAAATTGATGTTTGTTGCGGATGTTAATGTTGGTACGCCGAACCCGGTAGAAGCAAATGAATTAGCTGTAACGGAACCGGTAAATCTAATATTACCTTCAACATTTGAATTTGGACTTATCCCAGCATAAATGTTTGCAAGATTTTTATAAACTAAGTCGTTACCTTCTACTACCAGTATATCATTATTACTAGCGGTGCCTGCATTAATTTGTAACCTACTTATTCTTCTTGCCATTTAGGTTTCTCTAAGTCTTAAAATGTTATAGTACCGGATGTGGTCCACTTGTATACTCGGTAACCACCTGCAACTGTTATGGTTGGGCTACCGGTGGTTGCCGTTGCTGCAGGAAATGTATCAGCATATCTTATAATGACAACACCCGAACCGCCAGCTAACCCTGGACCACCTGCGTTATTACCACCGCCACCACCGCCGCCTCCAGTATTTACGGTCCCTGCTGAGCCGGCACTTGAGCCGCCGAGCGCGCCGTTGCCGCCACCTCCAACTCCACCTGATCCAACAGTCCCACCATCATTGCCACCACCACCTCCGCCTGCGTATGTTACTGATGCGCCAGAAATAGAGGATGTTGACCCAGCACCCCCGTCGCCCGCCTTTCCTGGCGACGAAGCGGATCCGGCAGCACTGGCTCCACCGCCACCGCCACCATATCTGCCCCCACTTCCATTTCCCCCGCCAATATTGCCCTCACCCGGTGGGCTAGGTGTGAGTGGTGAGGCGGATCCTCCATCTGCTCCCGCGCTGCCGCCAGAACTGCCGCCAGCGGCTCCGGCTCCGCCAACCCAACTTCCACCGCGGCCGCCGCCGGTCGAAGTTATACTACCAAAAACAGAAGGACTTCCATTGGTAATGTTTGCTCCTCCGGCACCTACCGTAACAGTTATAGGTGTTCCTGAAGAAACTGCTAAATTGTTAGCGGTTCTATATCCGCCGGCGCCGCCGCCGCCTCCAACAGTATCGCCGCCGCCTCCGCCCCCAGCAACAACCAAATATTCAACTGAGTTTGTTGAGTTTATGGATTGAATAGTTCTAAGACCAAGGGAATTTACTCGGTTACTTTGAGCAACAATACTTCGAGTAGAATGGCGAATGATGGACATTAGTAAATCTCTGTCCCGAATAAAGTAAAGGCTACGTTGCCTTGGAATGAATATACTGTTATCTTATCTGTTGCCCCAAGCGACATGCCCAAGGTAAGACCAATTGCATCCTGAGCAGGTAATGCCGCATCAAAAACAATATATTGCTGCGTTGTTATTGCGTTACCAGATGGTCTAGCTAATACTCTAAATGTCACATTAGCTGCGGTTGTATTACAAATATTCAATGTAGAGATAACTGCGTTATTACCTGCAGGTACGGTATATAAATCTGTAAATGTATTTGCTATTGGTAGAGACTGCCCAAGAATTTTATAATTTTTTGCCATTTTATTTTCCTTACATTCCTGCTAATAAAAATGAATCAACTTCATCGGAACCGCTGGCACCGATGCTTGCCCAAGATGAGCCATTGTAATATTGCACTGTCAATGTATCAGAATTAAATATAATATCTCCTGACGCAGCAGTTAAATTACTTAAATTTACCGTAGAATAACTTTTTAATTTAATAGGTGAGCTTACAGATAGTGAAGAACCGGTCACACCAATCGTAGTATTACCAATTAATAATGAATTGGCTGCAGCTAAATGTAATTTTTTATATTTTTTATCCGATGTACCTAATGTATACGCTGAATCTGCAATTGGTATTAAATTGCCCGTTACTATATCTGTTCCTCGTATAGCGGCAATAAGATTTGGCCCAGCTGTACTTAATTCTCTAATATGTATAACGACATTTGTTGCTGGAGGTGATACAAATCTTAATACACCTAAATCATATGTATAATCTGTAGTTGGTACTTGGGCAATGCCATTTTCAAATACCAAAATACTATCTTGAGTAAATCCAGAAGAAACAACAAACGTGTTTGTCGTATTATCACCAACAAATGTTCTGGTGTTATATTGCCCGCCTACTGGGCCACTAATTATTCTTACATCAATATCTGCATTGGCACTAGGTGCTTCGGATAATATTAAAGTTTTGCCAGATAATGTATATGTATTAATTTGTTGAAACACCCCATCTATAATAACGGAAATAAAGTTTATCCCCGCCGGTGTTGTGGACAACGTATAATTTACATTTGATCCGTTACCCACAAAACTATCTACGGTGGATACTAATGTAGGATATGAGGTAGTAAATGATTCTGAACCAAAGAATCTAACTTCAATATTTGAACCAACTGGTGGCTGACTTGTAAATGTTATCGTAGATCCGGTAACACCATAATCAGTAACCGGTAATTGCAATAATCCCTCAATTACAACTAATATGTTTTTTGGATCAGAAATTGTTCTGCCCATCGAATAACTTAACGTATCCGCTTGTGCTAGTATTGTAGTACTATCATTTGCAACAGTAGCTGTTGCTGAAGCAGATATAACCCCATTAGTTATTGAGATAAAATCGCCGGCGCTAAATGAATCTCTTGCTCTTTGTGTAGTAAAATATAAATTACCGGCAGTTTCAATTACATTGGCAGTATATAATCTATTCCAAATATTTGCAGTTACGCTATCAGCTAAAATATTAGCACCGGTAACAGAAGTACCCGTAATATTTCCGGCAAGTACTTGATCTGATACTGATATGTTTCTAATTATTAGACCATTTGCAATTAAATTACCTGATGCTCTAACATCTCCAATAATTACATCTAATGTTTTATTAACTACAAATTTGTCACCGGTAGATTGATATACTATATTAGCTTGCGCACCTGCAATTGTGAAACCTGCACCATCTGCAGCTGCCGCATTAATTGCGCCGTTGGCCAATAAGATATTTTTATCTTCAACATTTAAAGTACCAATGTTTAGCGTAACAACATTTCCTAGTACTTCGAGATCCCCAATAAGTGTTAAATTATTTAGAGCTAAATTTGCGTAAGATAAAGCGGAAAATACTCGAGGAATTGTAAAATATAAATTTCCTAATTCACTAACATTCGCAGTAGTTAGTAACGGAGTAACCGTTGCAATAACTTTCGCATTGGTGAAATATTGATTAGTAGTTTCGATTACGTCAGATGTTGTTATTACCTGAGCAGTAGGCCAGTCGTTACCCGTTTGCCGAATAACAACTTCTCCTAACTTAAATCTACCTTTGTTAATTATTGGCATCTTTTTACTTTACTTTGTTTTAACATTTTAATATTTATTATGCGGATGGATAACGAATAATTACAATACCTGAGCCTCCGGCGCCTGTAGCATTTGGGGTACCGTAACCGCCACCAACACCACCTCCACCAGTATTAACTTTACCCGAAACTCCCCACGGTAATAACACCTTTTCAAATGCTCCGCCGCCTCCCCCTAATCCCCCATTTCCATATCTAACCGTAGGCGTGTTAGCCGATTGAGTTGAACCGCCGCCGCCACCTGCAAACCATCGTAGCGGCGAAGGAGAAGGTGAGCCACCCATATTATTAGGAGTACCATAGTTAGATTCAATCCAAGACCGGGCAATACCATTACCCCCCTGTGATCTAGGGCTTGGCGACGGCACCGCCGCGGGCCCGCCATCGTCGTCAAACCCTGCCTGAGAATACCCACCGCCGCCGCCAGCGCCACCGTATCCGTCGCCAGAGTTACTTAAGGCTCTTCCTCCAGGGTTACCTTGTCCAGGTGTACCTGCGCCGCCCAATCCTAATGGAATAACTGCGCCGCCCCCGCCGGATCCCCCCATTTTAGCAACCTTACTTGGGTCATTGATAAGCCCACCGCTACCTCCACCAAATGCTGAGATATTAACAAAACCTGCTAAGAATATGTTAGAATTTGATCCATTTCCGTTAACACCGACGCTGGCGCCGGCTCCGACTATTATACTATAATTTCCAGTTGAACTTAAATTAACATTGCCTGTTTGTACGCCTCCTGCACCACCACCGCCACTTAATCCAACAGAAGGTCCTCCACCGTTGCCTCCGCCAGCAACAACAAGGTATTCTACATTTCTATTGGTAGGAACACCTAAACCTGTTACAATAAAGGTATTTGACGATGTGAAATAATGCTCATAGAATCCGTTTCTATTAAATTTAGTCCCACCTGTAGCTGAAATAAATCCTTGCAGTGAATCTACAATATTGATAGTATTACTAGTAATTTTAATATCACCCGTCAGTGAACTTTCTCTAACCTGCAATTGGAAGTAACGAGTTTCATTATCGGGAATAGTAGATGTAGTAGTCAATCCAATACTAGTTGTACTACCTGTAGTTAACACAGTCCCAGTATTACCAGTTGTAAAGCTTGCGGAAGTTACATTACCCACAGTAGTATAATATATCGAAGTGTTCGGTCCAAGATTTGTTGTATTTAGTGTGAAGGTGATTACTCCCCCCTCTACCGCCGTATCTGCGGATTCGACTAAACTATTATATGCAATAGTATTCGATGTATCTTTTAATACAACATTACTTGATGTTGCTACAACTGATCCAACCAATGATCCCCGACGTACTATAACTTTGAATGTTTCATCGCCCTCATAACCAACATTATTATCAGTATTTGCTTGTAATGTTAATTTAACAGTATTATTTTCAAGTGTTAATACGCCAGAAAGGTTTGATACAAAGTCTGCCTGCGTAATATTACCTACAACTGTACTTACTTCGTAATATACTTGGGTACCATCTATTAAATTGGTGGTATTAATATCGAATACAATTGAACCAGTCTCATCTAATGATGCGGCGGCTGGAGTAATATCATACGATGATGTATATTTTGACGATATAAACACCGACATATTCAATGGATTATCGAATTTTTGTACTTTAATTTTATAATTATCTAATAATGATTTCGGATATTCGCAAACTTCAACCGCAGCATATGCCGGCACTAGTAGATTAGATGTCAAATATGCTAACACAGTATCAGAATTATCTGTAATTAATACTGTAGTTGGAATTAAATTCGGACCAAGATTAACTAAGTTAATACTTTCAATTATAGATGTTCTGCCAGATGTTTGATATACTTCAGTTAAACTATTATCTGATATAGTAGCACCGATTCTTTGATATGTGTCGTCAGTTGAACCTTGATATGACAAATATGAGGAAATTAAATTGTTTCCGGGTGTTCTAGTATTATTAAAACTTTGTATTTGAATAGTATCCCCAACCTTAAATATTTGGGGTTTTCTAAATATTTCTAAACTGCTTCCAACTGGCATTTCTAAAAGATTTGCGAACAATATAGTGTTGGAATTAAACGTCACTCTACCTGTTAAGTATGCCGTATTATTTGATATGTTAGTAACATGATAAGAATAAACAATAAAGGTATTACCTTCTGTACTTGAGAAAGTTTTTACTGTTGAAAACGCAGAACTTGCTGTTAAATTTGCTGCAAGATTAATACCGGAACTAAATATTCCTGTGCCGGTATCATCTCCTCTTGCAGAAATAACACCCGCTGAAGAAATCGCTATACCTAAGCCTTCTGTAAATACTGCTCTTGCCTTAGCATTAGTAAAGTATTCATTGGTGCCCTCAACTATATCAGTAGTAGAAATAACTTGGGCAGTAGGCCAATCGTTACCTACATCTCGTAGATAAATAGAATTTACATTAAATATACCTTTGTTAATTATTGGCATTTTTATACTTTACTTTGTTTTAACATTTTATTATTTATTATATTGTATTTTGATACTGGTATCTGATGATAACTACACCTGATCCGCCGGCACCACCGTCTTTATTGCCACCGTCCCCTCCGCCACCTCCGCCTCCGGTTGCAGCTAAACCAGGAAGACCTGGTTGATCTGATATGGAATTTCCACCGCCACCATATCCGCCAGCACGACTCCCGCGCGCGTACCAGTTACCGGCTCCGCCGCCACCGCCAAAGTAACCTTTTTCGGTAAGCGGAGCTATAGAATTGGTAACATTTGTTCCAAATTTAGTAAAATCAGAATACAGCGTGCCGATACCACCTTGTCCTTCGTTTGTTGGATGATCGAAGGCGAATCCCGCACCGCCAGAGCCGCCACCTGAGCTACCATAGCCGTTGTTTTGGTAGGAGGGTCCATATGCGTTCCCGTTTCCTGAGAATCCGCCCAATCCTCCACCCCCGCTAGTTCCTTTTTTTCCGGCGACGCCTCGCGCCGTTTCACCTGAGCTTGTAAATATACTGGAATTTGATCCATCTGTGGAGGCGGTTGGTACTGCAGCTGTAGCTGCGCTACCTCCGGCACCTACCGTAATAGTAATAGGAAGCAAAATCATACTTGCTGTTATATTGCCAGTTGCTGCAGCGGCACCCCCGCCGCCACCGCCGGCATAGAATGTGCCAGAGCCGCTGCCGGCTCCGCCACCGCCACCTACTACAAGGTAATTCATCGTATTTCTGCTGGGTGTCACTGACACTGAGGTTATATTCAGATTTGCGCTAGTGGTGAATGTATGCACCCGGTAGTTACCATCATTTGTGATAGTTCCGCCAGTTGCTTCTATAGAAGAAACCGGACCAACGATAATAACATTTGAACTAAAGGTTGCAGTTTGCCCGCTTTGATTGACTTTTAATCTAAATTGTCGTACTTCGTTGAATGGTATATTTGTATTACTTTGTAGTACAATAAATCCACCGGTTGCGTTCGCAACAAACGACCCCGTATTTCCACCTATGAAGTTTGTAGCATCGACATTACCCTCAGTGGAATATGATAATGATGCATTATTTCCATTAAATGTAGAAACTGAGAATATTACATTTGCGCCCTGTAGTACTACTACATTAGATGTGATTGAGATTCCTGTTATAGTTGCTAACTTATAGTAATCTAAAATTTCTATATTTGCTGTACTATATACTATATTGCCAGTTACAGAGTTTGTTCTTAATTGAACTTTAAAATTTTCACCATCTTCATTAACAAATCCTGCATCAGTATTTGCGTATAGTGAAAAGGTTGCTTGATTATTTACCAATGTTGCAACTCCAACATTCGAATTATAAAAATCCGATACTGTTAAATTTGCTGTAACTGGGAACACCGAATAATAAAGATTTGCATTATTTGCCGCATTTGCCGTAACAAGAGTAAAACTTACAATACTTCCTTCAGATACGGATGCGGTATTTGCCGTTAAACTTACAATAGAGCTAGTATCTCGTAATACGATTGGCGGAGATGTTGCAATAACATCGCCGGTTATACTATTTCTGCGAATTTTAATAACGAACGGTTTATCTCCTTCTAAAGCATAAGGAACCGTAAGAAGTGTTACATTGGCTAAACCATTTTCAACTGTAAATGATCCAGATAATGAATTCGAAGTAAAATTACTAGGTAGTATAGTTGCCATTTTTCTATTCTATTGTGTAGTACAAAGTGGTTCCTTCAGTTTCAGTAGTAACAAATACCGTCGAAACTG